CACATTCGCCGAAGGCGTGTACGAGGCCGTCGCCTCGAAGTCCTCGTACACGGTCGCGCGCGTCGTCGTCCCTCGACGATAGATCGCGACGCTGCCGTTCTCGGCACCGGCTACGCCCGCGGCCAAAGGCGAAATCAAGTGCATGCTACACCCCCGCCCAGAAGACGTGGCCGTTGCCCGTCGATGTCTGCACGTTCACATGCCCGATCGTCGAAGCGTGGAGCGCCATGTTCGCGCTCAGGAGCAGGGACAGGGACTGCGCGCGCAAGTGCGTGACCGCAGCTGCGGTGAGGTTGCAGGCATACGCACCCGAGAACCCATGAGTTCCGTTGCTGAACACAACGCCGTCCATGTCCAGGTCCGTCAGCGCCGCCGAGCTGATCATCGCGGCGTTCGCCTGCGCCGTCAGGCTCGTCGCCGTGGAGATGAACGTCGTGTTCACGATGCGCGCACGGTCAGCGCCTGCGGCCAACTCCAAAGACGCGTAGTCGTACTGCCCCTGTTGGCAGTAGCAGCCGATCATCTGGAAGTTGGCGCCCGACACGACGATCGTCGAGTTCACCGTCGAGTCGACGGTGCGCTCCTCGAACCAGATGTTCCTCAGCTGAACGGCAGCCCCGCTCACGGTGAGCGCGACGACGTCTTCGCCGAAGGGCGTCAGCTTCACCGTCGGCAGGCCGCCCGAGGACCCGGAGCCGACGATGATCAGGTTCTTGGAGACGGTCACGCCACCAGCGCCCAGCGTCTCCGTGTGCCCATCCAGAAGAACGATCGTGTCGCCGTTCGACGCGTTGGTTACGGCTTGGGCAAGCGTGGCCAGGGGCTCCGTCGAGGAGAGGCCGCGAGGCGTCGCCGCGTCCACGCCCGTCGCCGAGTCGACGTACCAAATCTGCCCGCTCGTGATCAGCGGCGCCGCCGTCGCGAGAGTGTCCCCGAGGGGCTCGCCGATTCCGTTGAAGAAGGTAGGCATCTAGCGCCACCCCGTCCTGTGAGCGTTGAAGAGGTACGTGTCGGCGAAGTCCGTCGTCGACACGCTCTTGGCCCGAGCGACGGCGGCCTGCCCTTGCTGCTGCATGTACCGGCACCTGTCGATGGCGATCCCCGAGGCCACGGAGAGCTTGTGCGCGAGGCTCCACATGATCGCTTCGTTCCAGTGCCGCTCCAGGTCCAGCGTCTTCTCGCCCTCGCGCGCGGTCGTCAGGAGCTTGTGCCGCTGGATCGTCAGGGTGCCATCGGCCTCGGGCACCGTCCACAGGTACAGCGTGATCGTCGTGCCTCGCTGGGCAAAGTATTGCCGCGGCGTGCCCTCGGTCGTCTTATCCGTAAGCCTCTGGTACTCGTCCTGTGACATCGGCTCGACGGGCGTCTGAACGTCTTCCCCGTCTTCTGCGAACATGGCGACACCGAAGACGTCGAGCGTGGCCACAGGGAGGGTGTACGTCGCCGTCCCCGAGACGATGTCGACCTCGTAGAAGTCTCTGGCGCGTTGCAGGATGCCGAGGGTCTGCCAGTGCTCGATCTCCGCTTCGAGGAAGTCCCTGGCCATCGCGGAGCGCGCGGTCCACGAGGGCGAGTCCGTCCCCTGGCTCGCGTCGAGCAGGCCCGCGAGCTGGAGCGCGCGCCGGCACAGCGTGTCGACGTCGAACTCGGCGACCAGTGTCGTGCTGACGGTCACCAGCGCCTCCGAACCTGCGTCCTACCGACGCTCCTCGCATGCTCCGCGTTCAAGCGATCGAGGGTGACCGCGTCGCGGCCGTCGGCGTCGTTCAGGGTGCCCGGTCCTTGGCACACGAGAACGCCGTCGGCTCGCCGGACCAACTGCGATCGCCGGTACTTGACCTGGCAGATCGCGCACGTCTCCGCGTAGTCCCCGCGGGGCGCCGATGTTGGCCACCTGCGGCCGATCGTCAACCCCACGGGTCCTCCTTACGCCGAGACCGCCGTCACCTCTGCCATGCGCTCGCCCGCGAGGTTCGCGACGTAGACGTGGCGGCCGAAGCTAAAGCTCGCCACGGACAGCCCCCACGCGCCTACGGCGTCGCCGAGCACGAGGTTGTTCGCCGCGTCGTCGAGCACGCACATGTACAGGTTGTTCACGTAGCCGCTTGAGGACGTGGCACCCGCGCTCACGCTCACCGCAGCAGAGCTGGCGGCGACATTGTTGCGGATGTAGTTGTCTTCCATGACGCAGTCGAGCGAGTCCGTGGTGATGAACTGGATCAGGCCGACGACAACGCTGGACGTCGCCCCCGTGATCCGATTGCCGATGATCTTGCAGCGGTCGGAGCCGACAATGCGCAAGAAGGTGGTGCATGCGGCAGCGGTGGCCATCCACACTTCGTTATGCGCGAACGTGAAGTCCGTTGCCGCTGCCGTAGTCGTCACGCCGATCGTGGCCAGGTCGTTGGCGTCGCCTGGCGCGAGGATCTGACAGCCGAGAATGGCGCAACCCGCCGCCGAGACGGTGATGGGCGCCGCGACCGAGATGCCTGCGTTAGCAGACGTCGCGATCTTCAAGATGCAGTTGACGAGCACCGTGTCCGCGACGTCGAAGAGGAAGGTGGAAGCCGTCGCCGTCCACGTGAACGTCGGACGCGTGGTCCCAGTGCCGACGCCGATGATGTTGGTGCCCGCGACGAGGCTGGACATGAAGTCCGCCCCAGTGATGCTCTCCACGTGCCCGGGGAGCACGATGACGCTGTCCCCCATGCCCGAACGGCACCGAGCCAAGCCGGCGTTGAGCGTCGGCACCAGCATGTTGAGCAGGTTCAGGTCGTCGCCGGTCTGCGAGCCCGTCGAGCGCACGTAGGCCGCGACGCGCCCGCCCGGAGGGATGAACGTGCCGTACATGGAGCGCTGGCCAGCGCCCATGATGCTGTACGGAAGATCGTCGTTGAGATTCGGCATGCGATTCTCCCGTTAGGCGTTCGAGAAGAAGAAGCTGCGGCCGGGGTCGGAGTTGCCGCGAGCCCAGCGCGCGGTGATCGAGTGCAGCATCACTTCCTCGCCGTTCTCGACCCACGTCTTCGACCGGGGGCGGCGCTTCCAGCGGAAGTTGAAGCCGTTGTCGGCGTCGGTGAGCATGCCGAAGTTCGTGGTCGTGTTCGACCACTTCGGCAGCGGATACAGCTTGAGCTGCATGTCGTGGACGACGTTGATCGCGTTGAACTCGCCCGCCTCGGGCGCGTTCTTGCTGCCCACGAGGACATCCCAGATGGCCCACTGCTCGACCGGGAACACGACGCCCGTGGGCATGTAGCCCCGGCGGATGCCGTTGTGCCCGGGCAGCGTCTTGATCGCGCTGGTCATGGCGATGACCGCGGCCCGCGACGGGCTCATTGGCGTCGCCAGGGTGTTGCTGAAGGTGCCGCCAGCCGCGAGGGTGTGGCTCGCCGATGCCAGGGTCGCGCCGTCGCCGTAGGTGTAGCCGGCGGTCGTCGCACGGATCAGCATGAGCGTGGCGTCGAGGTCCGCGGTGTCCCACAGCGAGTAGGTCAGGCGCTTGGCTGCGTCGATAACCGAAGAGTACTTGCCGTCCTCGACGGCCTCTTCGGAGATCGCGAGCTTCAGGCCGAACTTGCGCGCGAGGTAGCGGGTGACCGCACCCTCTGTGATCGACCCCAGAGGGATCGGGCTCGCCTCGTTGACTTCCGAGGCGTAGCCGGGGCCGGCGTACTCCACGTCGTCCTCGTAGGCGTCTGCCATCGAGCGGTCGGGACACCACTTGAGGAACATGGCGCGCTTCTTCGCGCCGCCCGGGTCGTCGGTGATGATCTCACCGAGGGTCTCCTTCAAGGAGAGTGCGATTGCGCCTGTGAGTACAGTCATTGCTCTCTCCCGTTAGACGCCGAGTTGCAGGTAGCCGTGCGTGGCGTCGTAGACCTGGATGTTGTTGCACATGACGTGCAGCTTGACGCCAGTTCCGCTGAAGTCCTCGTTTTCGAGGGACTGCGAGATGCCGACGATGCGCCAGCCCAGGGTCGCGGTGACCGCGTGCCCCGAGATGTCCAACTTCGGATTGGCCCGAGGGCGGCTCGCGTTCGTCAGGTCGGCGACGCACGTGTGGTCGACGTTCTCGCCGATGAACGCTTGGTACGCGGCGTACGTGGTCGCCGTTGTGTTCTCGTCCACGTCACACTCGAAGATGTTGTTCTCGACGGGCACGACGAGCGCGCGGCTCTGCCGGTCGATGACGCCACCGCCCGTGGTGGCTCCGGGCAGGTAGCCGGCGGGGGTCATGGTCGTGCCGTTCCAGTAGGGCTTGAAGCCGACGATGACACCCCATACGTCCACGGTCGTGGTCGCGAGGCCGACGGTGCCCGTCGACACCAGCAGCACGGGGTCACCGACGCTCAAGCCGACGTTCGAGGCCGCGCCGTCGCTCGTCGCTTGGTAGCTGTCGGCGATCGCGCACTCGATCGGCGTCGGAAGATTGGTGCCGCCCGAGCGTTGTCGGACGAAGCGGAAACCGTAGCGTGCTCGATTGTTCGCCATGTCAGTCGGTCTCCCTGTGCAGGCTCGAAGTCTCCGGGATCATGTGAAGGCCGCGGCCCATCTGGCCGCGCATGAGATCGACACCGCCGTTGCGGACGATCTGCTTCTCGATCTTGTCGTACTCCAGCTGCCCGAGCGCGCCCGTGGGGTGGCCGTGCTGCTGGATCTGACGCCACTTGGCCATCGGGATCGCCATGAGCACGGAGTCCATGAACTCGACGTGGCTCGACGCGAGCGCGTCCTCCTCTTCGTCCTCGGGGGCGAAGATGTAGGGGCCGTCCTTGGTGCGCGGCACCTTCGAGTACCCGAGCGCGCGGTACGTCGCGAGCATGTGACCCGTCTTCGCGACGAGCACGTAGTGCTTGTCGGTGTCCATGTTCTTGACGTTCACGCCATCGGCGGCGCGCATCGCGTAGTCCGTGTCGCGGCTCTCCGCGGGGTCTACGCGATCGGCGCTCGATGCGTCCGCAGCAACTGCGGCGGCGAAGTCGGCGCTCGTGAAGGGGGCGGGGGACTTGGACACGTGGAAGCTCTCCTCTCTGCTGGGCAAGCGCAGGGGGCTTCCACGTTCTGCTCAAACGCCGGGGTCCGTGGCACCTCGGCGTCGGTCAATCGCGCGCAGCTGGCTAGCTGACGAGCGACGGTGATTCAAAGGTAAATGGGATTTTTCCCGGTGTCAACTCTTTGCCGCAGCGGCACGCGCACCGGGGCCCTTGGCCCACTTCGCGTAGCGCTTGCTCGGCTCGGGGATGTCGCTGTACAGCGAATCCGCCATCTTCTTCTGCTCTTTGGTCAGTCCCGGTGTCGCGGCCTCGTCGCGCGCGCCTGCGCTCGGGCCTGCGGACATGCCCACGCGCCTCGTAGCGCCATGAGGGTCGGGCTTCGGTTGGTTCGGCTGCGTCCTCAACGCCTCGCGCGCCCGTTGATGGCTCTCGACGACGAGTTCCATCGTCTCCGCGCGCCCGAGCGCCTTCTGCTGCTGGAAGTACGCGCGCGCGTAGTCGACGGCCTTCGGGTTCTGGACGACGTCGGGGAACTGGAGTGCGAGGAAGGGCTTCAGCGGATGCTCTTGCCGCTGCGGCTGCCCGATGCCCCGCTTGGCTACGAGGCGCTCAGCGAGCACTTCGACGTGCTCCTCTTCGAGGGTCTCGGCGCGCTTCTCGATCGCGTCGAGCTGCTCTTGGGTGAACTTCCCTGCGCCTGCCTGGATCTCCCTCATCAGGAGCGTGCGCTCGCGCTTGATCTGGCCGAGCTTCTCGGCGAAGGGATCGTCGGCGCCTTCCTTCTTCGCCTCGGGCGTGCGCTGGCGCTCCTGGAGCAGAGAGAGCGTCTGGGTGAGTTGCTCCTCGGCGCGCTGCGCGCGAGCTTCAGCGGCGCTGGTGCGCTCGTTCATCTGCTGCCAGCGGTTGTCCTTGCGCGACTTCGGCGCGGGCGGCTCGTCGCCATCCTCGCGTTCGACCGGGACGTCCTTCGGTGGCTTCGCCTCGGGGTCTTCGCGGTCGTCGTCCTCGCCCCCGCCCTCTGCTTCGATCTCCGCGGTGCGGCGCGCGATCTTGTCGTCGATGTCCTCGGCTTCTGTCTTCAGCGCCATTAGAACTCCTTCGCGATCTTCGGCGTCAGCGGCGCCGGTGCCTCGTCAGCTGCGTTCATGTACCTGTGCTTGTCCGCGACGCGCACCAGGCCGAGTTCGCCCGAGAGCAGGCCCGCAGCAGTATCCTCGTCGGCGACGAGATCCCCGACCCTGAGCGGGATCAGGTACAGCTCATGCCCCGAGATCATCATGAAGGGCACCCTCCAGGGGCTCATGTGGACGTAAAGAACCCTGTGCCCCAGGCCGCTGCCGTGGGAGTGCAGGATGTCGAGGGCCTGGAGGCCGGCGCTGATGATGACGCCGCGCGGCGCGCTCTCCTCGACGCGAGACTCTCCGGTCTCGGGCATGAGAATCGACGTGTCGCCGTAGGTCCCGCCTTCCCACATGGGGATCTGGAACAGGAGGATCTTATCGAACATGCACGTGCGCCCGAAAGCTTCGTCGGGGATCTGGTACTCCAGACGCCGCGCTTCGAGGAGCGGCGGAAGACCCTTGAGTGTGCCGGGCGGGGAGACGTGCTTCTGCCACTCCGCTTCGAGCTTCTTCGCGATGGCCAGTCTGCGATCTTGCGGCGACTGCCCCGCGCCCTTCATGCGCGCGGCGAAGCCCTCGAATGTCTCGCCACCGACGGGGCCCGCGGCTTCTCGCGCTTCGGCTGCGCGCAGCTTCTCCCGTGCGTCGAAGTCCAGTAGCTTGCCTTCACTCATCGTTCGCCCCTGCTTTCCTCTGTGCTGTGATCGCCTCGCGCGTGCCGTGCACCGCGTGGATGCGTCCAGCGATGCCGCGGACGTCGGGATCCGTTGACTTGCTCGCTGCGGCGACGAGCGCCGTCACGAGGTCGGCCTCCTGTGCCGCGAGCCACTTGTCGAGAACGTCGATGCCTTCCATCAAGCAGCTCCCCCGCCGTGATCGCTAACCGCCTGGATCGGCCCTGGCGTCTGCGGCTGTTGCGGCGCGGCGCCGCCTTGCGCGGCCACCGGGCCGGGACGTTGAGGCTCGCCGCCGGGCTTGGGCATAGCTCCCGGGCCTGCCGCCCCGGAGGCTGGCGGGGGGGCGCCCATGCCAGGGGGCGGCAGGCCGAAGGGAGTCCCTGGAGGCGGCGGCTGAGGCCCGAGGTACGGGATCAGATGATGCTGCTCCCTCGCTTCGAGGGCCGCCTTCGTCGCCACGTAGATGTACCCGAGGTCGCCCATGAGCGGCGGCGACATCTGAAGCATCGTCAACGCCTCGTCGGCCTCGGAGATGCGCTGCGCCTGCGTCGAGAACCGGAGGTCCGATCGAATCTCCACGTTATAGTCGCGCTGATAGAGCTTCTTCCCCGCGACGAGTTCCTTCGACGTCTTCAAGCGGTGATCGTTGACGTAGAAGATTTCCTCGTCGGGCATGTACACGGCGTTGAGCTTGCCGTTGTTCTTCATCACCTGCTCGAAGAAGTCGGCGAACTTGCGCGCGCTGACGCTGAGCTGCTTCGTCGCCTGCTCGATGCGCGCCGCGATGCCGCGATAGGTCTCGCCCGACTTGCCCGCTTCGCCGCTGAGGACGGCGGGTGACTGCAAGACTTCCTGGCCCCACTGCACGCACAAGCTCACGAGATTGGTGAGCTGTGACGATGCGGGGCCGGGTTTCAAGGGGAGGATCGACTTCTCCAGATCCGCGGCGAGGCCGCGCACCTTGATCATCGCGCCCGGGAAGATCTTCGGCGGGCCGCCCTCGAACTCCACGCCGTTGGCGATGAAGTAGGCGTTCACGTTGTTCAGGTCGGCCGCGTCGGCGAACTGGCTGATCGCGATGTTCGCCGCGCGATTGAGGTCTGCCTCGATGCGTCCGAACGAGATCCCGAGGCTGCCGACGATCGGCTCGATGCAGACGCCATGAGAGAAGCTCTCGATGGGGACCATGCGCACGGGCTCGGGCTCGCCGGGGATGCCCTCTTCGTCGATGTCGGCCCATTCGGGCGGCGTCGGAGGCTCGGGCGGCTGCGCCTGCGCCAGCGCCTGCTGCATGAGCGCTACCTCCTCGGGGTCGACGAGGGGGTTGGCGAGCATGCCCTCGACTTCGGCCTTCTTCCCTTCGAGCATCGCTACCTGCTGCGGGTAGGATGCCTGTGCGTCGAGGAAGCCCTGAAGCTCCTGCGTCTGCCTATCGAAGCGGACGCGGTCCTGCCAGTCCTCCTCCTCGTGCAGACGAAGGCAGAGACAGCGCTTCGTGTCCTTGTCGAAGACGGCGAGGATGTAGCGATCGTCTTCGCTACCCGGGAGCGGGTGGTAGCCCTCGTACCAGATCAGGACGTAGGGCGCGGAGGACGCATTGACGTCGGTGGGCGCCTCGTGCCCCTGCACGTTGCCCATCTCCAGACGCTGCTTCGCCTCGGGGTCCTCTTCCCAGGACGGGGGCTCCCGGTCCAGTACCTTATCGACGTCGAGCCACGCGCTTCGGTACTTCTGAAGCTCGTGACGGTAACGACGAAGGATCTTGCACTTGAAGGGGACGTCACTGTAGTCGGGAGTCGTCGTGGTCAGGACGTAGGGGATGACGAACTCGTCGGGCGTCAAGATCTCGTGGCAGTTCCGCTTCTTGTGCTCGTCGTAATAGCTGTGGGCGGTGACGTCGCCGTTCACGTAGAACTGGAGCAGGCCCCGGTACATCTGCCGCTTGAAGTCGATCAGCTTGGCGCGGATCTGCCAGTTCCCGTGAAGGGACAGCAGTTCGGCTTGCTCGCGATCATCGGGGCCGACGGGCGTCACGTTGAAGACGTTCGTCCAGTCGCCGAAGAGTTCCGCTTGAGCCCTCATGGTGATGCGGCTCAAGTTACTCAACATGATCGGCACGTGAGGGTTCGGCACGTTCTCGAACGGTGGCGGCTTCGGAGGCAGATCCCCCGTGAAGAGGCGCCAGTCGTTCGCGGCACGGGTACGGTAGTGCTCTGTGCTCTCCCACGCGGTCTCAAAGTTGTTCATGCAACGATCGGACAACTTCTTCAGGAAGGCCTCGCCCTCCTTCGTCTCGGCGAGTTCGAGGGCGATGTTCTCCGAGGTCTCGTCGAACGAGACGGGGGAGTCCGTGATCTTGTCGTCTTCCTGGGTCATCCGTGCGATACCAGCTCCGCTACAGGCGCCCCCTCGCGCGCCAGCATCTCTTCTGCGTGCCGCACGGCTTCTGCTGCCGACGCGAAGCCTTCGGGCACAGGCCACACCGTCGTATTGTGCTCCGGCCACTGCCCGGTGTGATCCAGCACGGACACTCTGTAAGCCCAGCGCAGCGCGCTCGCCTCCTCGATGTACTTCTGCCGCAGGCGCAGGTACTTCCCGCCCCAGCGTAGATGCCACGACGCGAACTCTCGCCACTCTCACGGCAGCGTCATCGCGGCATGCGCCTCTGCGCACGCAGTGAAGCCATCGTACCAAGCTGCTTGCGTGGCGTCCGTGCCCTGGGTGTTCGCGCGCTCGACCGCTTGCGCGATACGCGCCCTGGCGTCTTCGACTGTGTTCGTCGCTGCCACTATTCCTCCTAGTTCCTCAGCGAGTACCTTGTGCCGTTGAAGGACGCCGACGACTCTTCCTCTTCGTCGTCCTCGTCTCTGAGCGCCGAGCGGCGTACGGCGCCGATGCCCGTAGCGCCATGAGAGGCGTGGGCGACACCGTAGCAGCATGCGTCGTGCCAGTGATCTTCGCCCCCATCCTGCGGCGTTTCCGGGTCGCCGACCTCTGCCATGATCGTCGGCAGGGTTCGCTGGAGCATAACGCAGGTCTCGAAAAACACAATTCCAGGCGTCTTCGTCCTGCCCGCGTGGTCCCGAAGGCGGCCTAGGAGCAGCTGCGCGCTGCGCGTGCGATCCTTCGTCGCCGGCACCCACCCGATGCCGTGCGCGAGCATCTGCGCCGCCTTCGTCAGCGCGCGCTCGCCACGCTGCTCCCAGAGCTGCGTGTCCGCGGGGCCGCTGATTAGCGAGCGCCCGCTCTTGAACAGGCCGAGGTCCTTCTCGATGACAGCGATCCGCTTAGCCACGTCCACGGCGTCTTTGTTCTGGAACGTGTACTCCCGTTCAACCCAGAGGTTCTCTTCTTCGTCCACCGCGAACCAGAGGCAGGTGCCCGGTTGCTTGAAACCCCAGTCGAGCGAGCGAAAGCGCTTCCAATGGTCGGGAATGCGGAAGGGCTTGCAGACGTGGATGTCGGTGAGCCAGTCGTCACCGTAGTAGCTGCCGGGTGTCGCGTACCAGTTGCCGTAGAGCATCGCCTGCCGAATGTGCGCAGGCTTGTCCAACAGCTGAATCTCGTAGCTTCGGATGAACTCGGGATCGGGGTTGTCGTACAACGTGGCGGGCAAGTAGATGCGGGTCTTGTAGACGACTTCCCCGTTGGCGCGGACGACCTTGTGTTTGATCAGGTGTCGGCCCTTGGGCTCGGGGTCGACGAACCGCGACCTTACCCACATGGGGTCGGAGACCTTGGCGCCGAAGTTGCCGTCGCGGACGACGATCGGGTTGCTCATGGCCCTGATCTTGAGTTGATTGATGAGCAGCGGGTCCGAACTTCGGAGGCGCGTGTTGATCTGGTGGTACTGCTCCTCCTCGAACTGCGTCAGCTCGTCGTAGCCGACATGCGTGAACGACCTGGACAGGTAGTTGTTGTAGTCGGTCGTGTCGCGGCAGTGGCCGAACTCGAACTTGTAGCCCGAGCTGAACGTGTACATGTGATCCGCGGCAGACCAGTGCGCCTCGGGATCTACTTGCATGAAGATTTGGTGTGCACGTGCAAGAGTGTCCTTCAGCTGCGGGAACTCGCGCCGGAGATGAAGTGCCCAGCCCTTCGACTGCCCCCACTTGAGCGGGTAGGGATGCTTTGAGTTGGCGCAGCGCGCGTGCTCCTGGGCGATCTGCGCCATCGGGTCCATGAGCAGGACGAAGGACTTGCCCGGGCCCGCGCTTCCGGCACCGAGGGCCTCATGGGTGTTCAAGCTGTGGAACTCGTTGCCCCACACGGACGCCTTGTAGAGGAGATCGTCGATCATCCGATCATCACCCCTGCAAAGGCGCAGCAGCAGTCGCGCTCGACGTTGGCCCAGACGACCTTGACGACCGCTGTCGCGCGGGACTTCGGCGCGTCGCCATCGACGAGCGCGACCTTGACGACCGCTGTCGCGCGGGACTTCGGCGCGTCGCCATCGACGAGCGCGACCTTGACGACCGCTGTGGATCTGGAGTCCGTCACTAAGTTGCTACCAACCCGAACTCGATTGCGTCGGCCTGCGCCTTAGTCCAACCCGCGCCGCCGGGGTTGTCAGGGGTGCCGTGTTGGTGATGCACGTACGCCTGCGTGAGCGCGAGTGCGGCGCTGTCGCTGGTCGTGCCGTTGGTAATGCGCAACGTGGTGACGGGTTCGACGCCGCCGTCCGTTTTGCGAACCTCGGCTCGCACGCCGACGTACACGATGCCGCCCACGCCCGTCGGCAGCGCGGCCGACGTGAACAACTCCGCGCCCGCCCCCGGGGCTCCTTGCACGTAAGTAGTATCCTCGTCGCTCAGTGTCGTGATCGTGTCGTCCACGCACTGGTAGTCCGAGCCCGCGCTGGCCGTCCAGCCGACAGCAGAACCGTCCGCAGTGGGTGGCAGGACGTACCAGCGCTTCTCGCCCTGGTAGGCATTGAGGGCGGCGCCGCTACTGTCCATGCAGGCGAGGTCGGAGAACAGC